AAATATCAACTCTCCAATCAGTTCTATATGATGGTTGCGGCTCATAATGAAACTCACCGTCTTTACCAAGCACCCATTCGTGCATTTTTAAGACCCATTTGACAGCACCGTTCAGTTGGTTACGAGATTGTATTTCAACTGGTCTATTGTAAAAAATACAGGTGCCTAAATTAAAGGAACTGGCTCTTTCAATCCATTCTTTATCAGTCATCATTCTATCATTTTGTTTGCCTTCAAATCTTTTTTTACTAAGTCATTTACATACCAGCTAAAAGTTCTGTCAATTATATAAGCCTGCTTAATTCCCTGTTTAAGTATGTCAGGGTCGAAGGTTAGACTTTTATTTACTTTCGTTTTGCTCATATACAAAGGTAATTAAATCAAGCCAAATAAAAAATATATTATATTATATTTTTTTTATCCAATATTTAGTTATATGTTTGTATCGTTAGTTAAGTAATTAATAATCAAAAACATAAACTTTTAGATATGGAAACTGTAAAAACAAATCCAGTACATCAAATTTTAATCGAAGCATTTGAAAAGATGGTTGATCAGTACAACAACAAAATTGAAGGCATCAATTATATAGACCTGAGAGATTTTCAAGATTACATTGAAAGCCAGAATATTGATATTGAAGAATTTAACAAAACAAACTTTTAGAAATGGAAAACTTTTTACATCAAATCGAGCCGGTTATTTGGGGAGGCATGGCAATAGTACTTTTATTAATCCCTCTTATTTATTTCGTAATCGAAAAATTCAAATAATCATGAGAAAATACGATATAATGAGTATGTCACACCGAAAGGTTAAAAGCCTGCAAGCATTCGGAGATCAAAGAAGCTATAAAGAATTACTTTCTATTTCCTTGAAAGTCCGAAACATGATGAACCGGACAATTACGGTTATAGATATCAATTGGCTTTATGATAATTTACCTTCAAAGCACATTGATTTATCATTAGTCAAGTCGCTGCATCTTACAAAGGCTTTCTTTATTACTGGAATCATCAGGAATGATGCTGACATAACGATAAATGCTTACGTAGCACCAAGGACAGTAGCACAAGACGAAGCCCTTATAGGGGCTTTAATCGAGTCAGATAGAAAATCAGGAATTACACTAAATTTAGATTGATATGAGAAAAGTTGCAGTAATTATAAAGCACCCTTATCGAGGGTCTGATTGGAGAGTTGATATTTATGAAGTACCAGAAGAAACAAATGATAACGAGATTCATAAATATGTAATGTCACAAATGTTGGGACCATTTGAGATAATAGGAATGACTGAAAAAATATCTTTTGATTCTAAAATTAAATAATTATAGATATGGCAACTAAATTAACAGAATTGCATCCATTGACAAAAAAGTTACGAAAATTGGAGTCGTACATGGATCAAAATAAAATATGGCTTGAATGGGATGGTTATCGCTTGAATGTAACTGATAATGAAAGCGGATTAACTGCACATTTAGAAGATAATGAAAGCAGCGAGAACATCGCGGAAATGCCTTACATGATGGAAACTAAACTTATAAGAGAATGAACAATTCATTTGAACAAATCGCAGAAATAGCAAGGCCAAAACCAAGTAAGGTTTTTACAATTACGGCCTTTGTAGGGAGAAAAAAGCATCAGCATGATTTCATTGTTGGAGCTTCGAAGGCATACATCGACACATTTTTAATTAACACTTACGGAGAAAATTGCTGGTCATGGGAACATTAGAAAGGTGGACAATAAGAGAAAATTCAATAGTTGCATTATCTTTTTCGTGGAGTTGTGATATAATCACAGAGGACGAAGAGTTAGAGATATTCCAAGTATATGCACCTACCAAAGAGCAATGTATCGAGCGTGCAGAATTGATCTGCACGGCCCAGGAAATGAAAGCAGTATTGCAAGAATTATACTATGCATCTGTAATTTTAACAGGTGGTAATATTGCAAGAATTTCTACAAATCCCGACTTGATTATTAAAATTGAATCACTACTCAAAGACCTGCCATGATCATACTATACACCGCAGCCCTTGCATTTTATTTCATCATGCTGGAATACGGAAAAATGAAAGTTCAAAACTTAATAAATAGAAATGAGTGACGAAAAAACTAAAACACATTGGAGGCAATTAGTTAATCCCGATTATCTGGGAGCCTATTCATTGCCCAACGGAAAAGATTTAACGGTTACTATTGAAAAGGTAGTGCGCCAAATGGTTACAAGTGTAGGGGGTCGGGAAGAAGAGTGCACGGTAGCGAAAATAAAAGATAATAAACCGCTGATATTAAATGTGACCAATTCCCGAATGATCCAGAACCTTTACAATACACCTTATATTGAGGATTGGAGCAGTAAAGAAATAACTCTTTATTCTGCCATAACCAAAATGAAAGGCGAAGAGGTAGAGTGCCTTAGGATACGTCCTAAGATCAAAGTTAAGCCGGAATTGAAACAAGGCACTGAAGAGTTTAAAAACGTTGTCAAGGCCATTCAAAGCGGTTACAAGATGAAGGATATCAAGACGAAGTATACCGTGTCACAAGATATTGAAAAAGCTATAGAGGAAGCATGAAAGAGTTTAAAATACGATGTTCGGCAGCGAGTAATATCATGGCGGGGTCAAATGGCTTAACTGATAAACAATTGGAGACAATAAAAACACTAGAGGACAAGGCTTGGGATCGTACCGAAAAGCAAGAAATAACATTAAACGATTTAATACACAAGCGAGACAATCCAGAATTACCAGAAGGTGCCAAAACCTACTGCAAGGACTGGCTAAAAGGTCAGCTATTCAATTATAAAAAAGTCTTAAAAAACAAGTTCATCGACAAGGGCAACATCATGGAAGATGAATCTATCGACTTTATTTGTGATCAATTAGGGCTTGGTTTTTTACTCAAAAATGAAGAGCATTTCGAAGATGATTACATGCAAGGCACGCCGGATATAATCCTGAAAGATTTGATTATTGACACGAAAAATTCATGGGATTGTTCAACGTATCCGTTTTTTGATGAAACGGTTAATCCAGATTACTATTGGCAACTACAGGGATACATGCACCTGACCGGGAGGTCCAAAGCTAAATTGATTTATTGCCTGATGGATACGCCGGAACATTTGATTTACAAAGAGGCTCGTTTCTATTCCATGTCATTAGGTCACGATGATTTAGAGGAAAGTATTTATGAAGATTTCGAAAGGAATATGACCTATAAAAACGTACCTGACAGATTAAAAATTAAGGTAATTGATATTGAAAAGAATAATGATGATATAGCAAATATTATGATAAGAGTAGAAATGTGTAGAGAATTTATTAAACAATTAAAATCAGAAATAAAATGAGTAACGAAATCACAGTATTAAAAGCCGAAGCGTACGGACTTGAAGAAAACGAAGGTCTTACTATTGAAAAAGCCTTTTTGCCTAAAATCGAAGAGCGCAATTTGTTATCAGTTATTTATGCAGAATTGATAAAAAAGGACATCACAGAAGAAACGGTAATTGAAGCTAGTGACCTTAGAAAAAAATTAGTAAAAGTCCGTACCGGAATATCTGATATTCATAAGGTACAAAAAGCCTTTTTCCTTGCAGCCGGAAAGTTTTGTGATGCCTGGAAAAATAAAGAAACCTTACCGGCTGTCCAAATGGAAGAGGGAACCAGGAAGATAGAAAACCATTTCGCAAGGATTGAAGCTGAAAAGTTGCAAGCAATAAGGGAGGGTCGGGCAATGGAACTCGCAAAGTTTTACAATGAAGAAGGCCCAGGAACCGGTGATTTAGCTTTGATGTCAGATGAAGTTTGGGGTCACTATATTAAAAGTGTTGAAGTTGATTTCAAAGCAAAAAAAGAAGCTGAAAAGAAAGCGGAAGAAGAAAGAATTGCCAAAGAAAAAGCAGAGATTGAAGAGCAAAAAAGGATCAAAGCAGAGAATGAAAAGCTAAAAAAGGATGCTGAATTGAAAAAGATTGCTGATGAAATAGAAGAAATAGAGCGTCATAAATTAGCTAAAATTGAATCTGACAAAAGAGCTAAAATTGAAAAGGATTTTCTTGCCAAACAGGCGGAAGAAAGTCAAATAAAAGCCTTGGATCAAGCCAGGATAAAAAAGGAATCTGAAGATAAAAGAAAGCTGGAATTAGCACCGGATAAAGAGAAGCTGAAAAAGTGGGTTTCTGAAATGACCATACCGATATTTATTTCTGGTAAATTGTCGAAAGAGTCAATGTTAAAAATGGGTGAGATAGTACTAAAACACGATGCCTTTAAAAATTGGGCTATTGCAGAAATAGAGAAAATCAAATAAGTTTTTACTGGGCTAAGGCCGTTCGGTTTGCAGGATATTCCGGCCCTTTTTTAATTAATTAATATAATATGTACAAGTTTTTAATGATTTTTTTACTCGCAGGTTTTATGTCTGGATGTAGTCAAGAAGAAGTGAATCCGGTAGAGATTGCAACTGAGCAATCATACGTCAAAGAGAAGCCATGCGAGGATTGCGAAGGCGGTGCCAGTGGCGAAAGGGATCTTCCTGGTAATGTAGCATCACCAGATGAAATAAAGTCTCAGCGTTCAAAAGAACGAGGGATAACAATTTAGTAATTTAATAAAGGGGTCGGGTCAGAGGTTGACGGCTCGGTGAAGTAGAACGCACAAAGATGCAATCCTACGCAGCGTCAAAAAATAACGCACTTTCACACCGGCCCTTTTTAAACTTAAATAAAACACGATGAAACGAGAATTAAAATTCAGAGCCTTTCAGGATGATAAAATGATAGTTCAGGAAGGTTATGGGGTACAATTTCAATTAGAGTTTTTGAAAAAAGTGTACTATGATAATATTGATATAATGCAATTCACCGGATTAAAAGACAAGAAAGGAATTGAAATTTATGAATCAGACGTTTTAAAAGAGCATGGTATTGTTGCATGGAATGATATAGAACTAAAATGGTCTGTTATTGATCTTAATTGGAACGATAAAAGGGAGTGGCATGACATGGATTATTTAACATCTGAATTTGAAATAATCGGAAATATTCATCAGGATAAACACCTTATCGAATGACTACTGAAACACAAACCGGAACCCTCGCAGATACTCAGATCTTTCAGGACTTTTACGATTATGTCATTGACAAATACAAAAGCATGGGTAATTTTTCCATGATAGCGACCGGCAAAAGAAATACATATTCTCACATTGAATATAAGGCAGACAACGAAAAAAATACGGCTTATATTGAGGAGTTAAATTCGATTGCCCGGGCATTGGTGTACGACAAAACAGCAGTGTACATTTCCAAATGGGAGCGATTGAACATTTATCACAGAGTAGAATATATAGTTAAAGATCAATCAATTACAAAAGTTCAATACTTCCGTGATATACATATTTCAATAAATATTTACAAGCAGATCGTATCAAGGGTGAACATCTACAAAAACGAAAGCTATAAGAAATTAATTAAGATTTTAGAACTATGAGAAACATGATACATGAAATTAGTATTGATGAATTAGAACAATGGATGAGTCAAGAAATGGTTCTTTTTGCATCGAGCGGTAAAGAGAAAAAACGCTTACTTGTTGGATTTAATGGTATTTATCAAATTCATCATAAAGGTGATATCGTGCTTAAAACTAGGCTTATAAAGAAGGCTATAGAGGTATATAATGAATTGTATTAACACCAACTAAAATGAGAAACGGAACAATAAACTATAACAAAGAAACCAATGACCGGATTAATGAAATACAGGAATTGACCACTGCCAAAAGAGTTGGAGCCCAGCAACATTACTGGTTTCAAAAATTGAATGCTGCATTTAATTGGTCAGCGTCAAAATATCAACAGGCAATTTATAACATGCGAAAGGATTTAGCTGAAAGTAGAAAAGCGCCAAGATGGGATATGCATAAAATCAAAGAAAGGAACATTTGAAATGATATTACGGAGACTTGGAAACAAATCTAAAATAGCAATGGAAATACAAAAACATTTTCCTCCACATAAAATTTACATAGAGCCATTTTTTGGCGCCGGTGGAATGTTTTTCAATAAGCCTAAAGCGAAGTACAATATTGTAAATGATTTGGATTCTGATGTGTTTAATTTATTTCAGGTTGTCATGAATCAAAAAGAGGAATTGGAAAAGGCTTTTTATATCATGCCTATTCATTCGGATTTGTTGGAGTACTGGAAGAAGAACGAAGAAACGGAGCCGATTAAAAAGGCTTTGAGGTTTTTGTTTTTGAGTAATTTAATTATGGCAACCACAATTGATATCAGGCGAGGCGGAATGAATAATGATAAAAGAGAAACCTTATTAAATTTAAAGAAGACATACGATTTTTTGAAGCATACAAATATTAGGTTATTTAATGAGGATTTTAAATTATTTATAAGTAGGATTATGCTTCGCGGTGATGAAAGGCCGTTACAAGATGAAGCTACCTTTTTTTACGCTGACCCCCCTTATTTAGAAACAAGTGATAATTATTCGAATTCTTTTAACGAAAAAGATAGTATTGATTTATTCGATTGCCTTCAGAAAACAGGGTGCAAATATGCCATGTCAGAGTTTGACCATCCATTTATTTTAGATCAGGTTAAAGAGCGTGGATTGAATGTTATTACAATTGGAGAGCGTCAGAACCTAAAAAACAGGCGGATTGAAATACTTGTCACGAATTACGAAAATAGTCAACTAACAATGTTTTAAAACTAAATAATTATGAAACTAATTACATTAAATTTCAAGCGGTGGCACAATGGAGCTAGCAATGGTGAGTGGCTCAGTAGAATTTATAAAAGGATTTATTATCGTGGTTATTGGACTCCGTTGGTAACTGTTGAGATTAGAAGACTACCAAAGCGTAATAACCTTTGACCAATTTAATTAATCATAATGTTTTTATTGTGGTTTACAATGTATATCTTTGACCAATGGAAGTATTAAAAATTGATCATACTAAATTATTCACTCAATCCGAATACGCTAAAAAAGTAGGTGTAAGTCGAGCCCGGGTAAATCATATGGTCAGAGATAATTTATTAAAAGTGATTGAGATAAAAGGAGCTAAATTGATTTATTCAGAATAGTTTTTTTTGCTTAAATTAGTAAACAATGTTAATAATATGAGTAAGGAATTACCATACTTTAGATTTACAGTTTCCGAGTGGTTGAATGATGATATTTCATGTGAAAACTACAAAATTAAAGGCGTTTTCATTGATGTCTGTTCTTTTTATTGGTTTCGGGATTGTAGTTGTACTGTAGCAATGCTACAAAAAAGGTTTAGTGATGCTAAAAAAGAAATCAATTACCTTATAGAATATAATATTATTAAAGTCATTGAAGGTGAGGTAATTAACATCACATTTTTAGATAAACAATATGATCAGCTATCAGAAAAAAGGAGAAAAAGACAGGAAGCCGGTAAAATTGGAGGGCTGCAAAAAGCTAGCAATGCTACAGCAAAGCTAAAGCAAAAGCCTAGCTATAAAGATAATAATAAAGATAAGGATAATATACCCGCTTTGGTAGACTTTATTTCTTACTGTAAAACATTAAAGATTTATCATTTCAGCATGGACTTTCAGATTGAGGCAAAATACAATTCATGGGTCGAATCCGGCTGGAAGGATGGTAATAATAAAAATATAAAAAATTGGAAAACTAAGATATCAAACACGATGCCATATTTTCCAAAAGACAAATCAAGTACAAATCACGATATAAGTAAATTATTCTGATATGATTTTCGATCCAGAAATAGAACTAAAAAATATTGAGAGCCAGCCGGAATGGATAGGGGTGCATGTTAAGATTAAGCAGCTACAGGACAAACGAGCGGATCTCATGGCAAAGTATGATAAGTTCGAAAATCTCAAGATTCTAAACGCTGTCACTGAAGTTGACAAAGACCTTGAATTATTCAATAACATTATAGCCTTTTGGATCAGAAACCACCGAGGCATGAAAGCGCTTTATAATTCATTTGCAGAGTCAATTACAGAAATCAATAAAGGCGCAAAGCAATTGAACTTAATTAATGATCTAAGGATAGCCTACACGATGGAAGGCGACACGCAACAAATCATTTCAGAGTCATTCATCCAACTAGCAGAAAGCAAGGGAATGGATGTTAAGGACATGAAACAATCCTTCAAGAAATTGCAGGATAAAATAAATCAGTATTGGAAACACATGCTAAAAGAATTGAAATGACAGCAAAGGAATTTATCGAAAGCGACGGATATCGAGAATCTACCGAGGTAGACGGGGATATTCTAAATACAAAAGAATTAGAAGAGCTATTGATATTGTTTTCAGAATCCCAAAACAAAGAACTGATTGAACGGAATACAAAATTAAAAATGGCTCTTTTGATTGAAAAAGGATTACTTGAATATTATAAAGCAAAAGATAAATGAATAAACTCGAGCAGCTCAAACTCAATACCAAGATCAATGTCACTAACCAGGACATGGAGCAATCTTTCAAAATCCTTAATTCAAAATACGAGGATCTCCGAAAGTATGAATCAAAGCCTGGTAAGTTTTGCGGCGTTCATGAGCTGCAGGATATATTCAAATGGAAGAAAGGTTTTAGTTACCTGTTTACCGGTACGCCTGGGGTCGGTAAATCTACAATGGTTTTGTATCTCTATTTAATGATGTCCTACAGGTACGGCTATAAGTTTGGAATATGGAGCCCTGAAATGGAAGATAGCGAAAAAGAAGAGAAGGGTATAATACACCATGTTAAAGATATTTTATTTACCATGATATGGACATTGACCGGCAAAACACCTTATGAATTTTATGCTAAAAAACATGGTACAATCCATATGAATGAAGATGAAATTAAAACGCATATGAATTGGGTGGATGATCATTTTAAGTTTGTTCACTTGTATAACAGGACACCTTCTGGAATAATTGAGGCATTCACTAAAGTTCATGAGACTTACGGAGTGGATGGTTATTTGATTGACCCATGGAAGTCAGTAAAACAAAACATGGGAAGTGTTAGAGCGGATATTTGGCTAGAAGATATCTTAATGTCATTTAAGGAATTTTCATTAGAAACCGATTCAATACTTAGTTTCGTGGTACACCCAAAATCATTAAAAGATTACACAGATCAAGACGGTAACTTTAGAGTAATAACACCTTGGGACCTCAACGGCGGGGCTGCGTGGTATAATTCAATGGATGTGATTATCTCACTTCGAAAGTTAGAATTTAATACGGAATGGTATACATGGAAAGTTCGAAAGCAACATTTAGCTGGAAAACAAGGTCAATATTTAGATATTAGTTTCGACATGGATAGTTACAGATTCAAGTTTGGAGGCAATGATCCATTTAATGCCAGACCTTAAAACAGAATTTTAAAAGGAACTATTAAACCGGAAGAAAAATGATAGACGTGGAAAGAAGAACAATATCATTAAACAGAACTGGATTTAAAAACTCTGTGAAGATGCTTTGCAGGAGAATACGGAAGCACAATCCAAATCAATATGGTATTGGAGTGAAACAACTCAATGAGCATTTCAAAATAAAATTGACCTTAACAGATTTTTATGAATTATCTGAAGTACTCGAATTTACAGTACGGAGGGGTAAGTTTTGGTATTTTGATGAAGTTTTGAAAATAAAATAAATGCCTTGGTTCCACGACGCATATAATCAAGACTATTCAACTGAATCTCAAAAAAGATTAATTACTATACGAAATGGGATATTTATTCAAAAGACCAAGTCGAAATATTACGAGAGATCAATAAAAGAAACTTTAAAAACAGCTATAGAATGAGCGAAGAACAAAATAAAATACTTACAATAAATTGCGATGACCCTTATAATTATTATTTAATAAATTGTAAAGGTGACAAATATTATTTCAATCCTCACACAACTTACGGCGAAGAACTGTATGATTTTATTTTACCAAATTTAATAAGTGAGAAAAATGAAAGTCATTAGCTGGTTTTACAAAGTCTATGATTTTGATTACAGCACTCACGGTACAAAGCATCAAGCGAGCATCAATACATTTTGTGAGCAGGATAAAAGGTCAAGGCCAGGGTACAACCAGGATATTAAGAAACTTATGAAAACAGCGATAAAATAAGATTATGGAATGGATATTAACAGAAAATGAAAGACCAGTAATTGGCACCAATTTAGAATATTCTGAAGATGGCAAAACCGTTGAGGGCACAATGGATTACTTAGCAGCAAGAACCTGCATGATGGCTGGGATCGCCGGGGGTAATGGATATTTCGGTGAGGGATTTGCTACAGATGGAAGTGGAGGTTGTGACTATGGATTAATATGTGATGATCCTAAATATTGGAGAGAAGTATAAAATGATATGAAAAATATGACAGCATTAGAAGTTTACAGCGTATGCACTAAAAATGATTATGTTCTATTCAGGGCATCAGAAAGCGGTGTAATCTGGGCCTTCAATTGTAAGTGTGTTTACGCCGCAATGCGCCACAAATTTCATTCTATGCACTCACAAACACGTTTCATATCATATAGAAAATGTTCGTTCATGGATTATATTTCGAATAAGGGAATTTATTATTTCAAAGGATAAATAAGATGAACGACCAAAGATTTAACCAGGGGCGGAGTCAAAAGCAGTTAGATAGAACAGCAAGAAACGGAGGTATCTCATGCATGGCTGCCGTAATATGGTTAATCATCTGTTTGCTATGGATGACATTCAGTTGCAGCCAGAAACAGTATAGATATAATGGTCCAAAAGAATACAAAACCAATTATATTATGCCTCAGTATTTAAGAATTACAGATTATTACAAATGAAAACTGACTCCGAAACAGTACTGGCAGAAATTCAAAAGCTATTGGAGCCTATAACAAAGGCTGGGCGCGGTGTCAATTTCGGTCCACCTGACAAAGACATTGCGATGACAATAGACGACCTCAAAGAATGGGATATGTTGGAAATAGAAAATTATAAAGGAGTTCAAATAAGAGTTTTAACAAAAAAGATTAAATAAAGTTGTGTATATATTAGGTTATGTATATATATGTATACCTTTATACCATGATAAACGAAACAAAAACAAACGGAATGAAAACTTTTGAAACAGGAAACACTTACAAAATGCGTTGGATTGGGGATGCTGATTTGGTAACAGAAATTAAGGTTGTTAAAAGAACCGCAACAAGGATAACAATTAGGGATATAGACACTGAAGAGTTGAAAAGTTGTAAAATCAGGTTTTATCAAAATTCAGAATATATTCTTCCAACTGGTCAATACTCAATGGCCCCAGTTTTGAGAGCAACAAATATAGGATAAAATAGCCCTTCGGGGCTTTAACCTTTACAAATGAGTAAGCAGGACAAAAGATATCAGCGTTTCAAATTCCGGACATTGGAATTGCGAGACAACTTACAAAAGGAGGCAGATAAAAAATACCAGCCATTGACCGGATTAATGAATGATATTTTTGTCAAGCATTTAACTGAATTGAAAAGCAATAATTCTAAATAAATGATTATCCCAAAGGAAGAATTATACAATCGAATTGAATCAGACGAAGAAATTACTGACGAAGAAAAAAGAGAAACTTACTTCGCGGAAATAGAAAATGAAGAAGCGGAACAGGATTGGCAAGATGAACAATAATAATTGATAAGTTAAAAAGGAATGGGAAAATTCAGAAAAAAACCAGTAGTAATTGAAGCCTGGAAGTGGGATGAGACCAAAGAAATGTTTATTGAAATAGGCTGCAATCAAATGAGTAGCAGTGGTAACACTAATAGACCTGACGAAATGACTCGATTAAGAATAAAAACCTTGGAAGGCACAATGAGTGTCAATAAAGGGGATTGGATCATAAAAGGTGTTAAGGGAGAATTTTATGCTTGTAAGCCAGACATATTTAGAATGACTTACGAAAGCGCGGAATAATTAACATTTAATATTTTATGATTACCTTTACTATGATGAATATTAGAAACCGTGATACTGACCACCGAGGAAATACGATTTTGGAATATAATAAAGGCCGAACGGTTGATGAAACCTAAAGCCAAAACCATCTTCCAAAAGGTCATTGAAGAAATTGAAAAAATAATACCAATAAATTCAAATTAATGTTAGCGCAAATTGATCCTAATCATATAATAGAGATTGAAATTCAATATTATGAAAAAATTAGCGGTGATTCAAAACCGGGATATATAGCTTGGATAAAAGGAGATGATTATAAAGGGGTGGTTGTTGAATCGGAATCAATAGGAGAATGCGTTAAAGAATTAGGCATCAGCTTAATTGTATTAGAAAAGTATAGGATTAATACCACTAAGTGAGAATTAAAATGGCAGATACAGAATATTTGAAAGCAGGAACAATTTTAGTACCAAAGCTTGAGCGTTTGAAGCAATATAAAAGCTGGAAAAAATATGTAGTAACCAAAGAGGATGAACTTAAACATCCAACAATTGGCGAAAATTGGATGATAAAAATACCAATAAATTCAAATGAAAACATTCATAGCAATATCAAAAATGGTACGAGGTAGATACAAAGCGGAATTACCCTTCATCGCTGCTATGTGTAAAACACCTCAATGTGAAGATGTGGCATTGTATTTAAATAAGTACATGGAGTTAAAAATAATACCAATAAGTGAGAATTAAAGAAATGCATTTGGATTTTGCATATTTTAGGATGTTGGGTTGATTAACTGAGTCGGGAGACCGTGGTTTGATTTAAAATTCAGACCAACTCCCGGCTCTAATTTAAAGGAAAAACTAAACGATAAAACTATGGTACGAATATTTTATAAACACAAAACTAAGGATAATATGAATGGTCACGCAATAGGTAAGGTTAGTGTATCTGAAGCCAAAGCATTGGTAAAAAAACTAAATTCAGAATATCCAGAATTAACGCATTGGTACCAATGAAATACTTAATTCTATTCATCGTATTTACTTGCTTTATTTCATGCACCAATGAAAACATTGAGCCAGTAACAGACAAAGACAATCCGGAAATCGTACATTACAGATTTCAAACCTTTTTAATCCAGGTCGACTATTCACAGGACTTGCAAGCGCCAGGCTCACCGGCATTTACAATTATAGAAAAACCAAACGGAGGAATGTTCACCACAAAACACGGATACTACCAACCGGATCTGTATTTTAAAGCTCCATTAATACCAGGGTGGGCCGTCTTTACCATAAGAGGTATTTATTCAAGATCCGATACCATTAAATTTAAAGACCCGCTTTACGGAACTAAGTATTTAATCAGAGTTGAGAAATGAGCACTAAATCGACAATAGAGCTAACAGACGACAACGAACATATTTACTATGAGCATTCAAATGGAGTTTCTAAGGACGGCGTATGGATTGGAGATTACATTGTCATGGAAATAGACAAACGAAATATAAATATAATTCGTAACGATCAGCAAGGTTTAGTGATTGAGTTTATAAATCCTGACAGGTAATGTATAGCAAGGAAGAAAAAGACGCATTCAAAAAAACAATCATTGAAAATATATCTATAGGTCAAAGCCTGAAGTCTATTCTGGATGATGAAAATAATGCAATGCCAGATAGGACAACCGTTTATACTTGGTTAAATTCAGAACATGATGATTATGATAATGCCTTTTTCAACAATTACGCGCGCGCTCGACAAGATCAGGCCGACTTTTACGCTGATGAAATCATTGATATATCCGACACTGAGGCAGATCCAAACAAAGCCAGGGTCCGTATTGATGCAAGGAAATGGAAGGCCGGCAAGATGAAACCAAGCGTGTATAGTGAGAAACTGGACATTACAACCAAAGGCGAGAAGGTTAACGACATGAAACTAAGCGTAAGCCAGATAGCTGAGATACTTAAAAACTTGTAAGATTCTAATAAAAAGACCGAACGGAGACTTTCACAGTTGAACTATTTTAAGATATGGAAAACGTACATAAATTAGCGTCAATCTATCCTTACACTTATTTGGATATTTTCCCAATATATAAAACATGCTTACGTATTTATGATAATCCTCATGATAAATGCTGTACGATTATAGAATGGGCATCTGCCATGAATATTTCAATACATGATTCATTGGATTTGCAATATGAAATTGATTGCATGACAGGCGAACTAAAATGAACTTTGAAGAGATGAAAGAACGGCTAATTGAAATTATATATGATAATCAATTGTGGTTAGCTACGAAAGAATGGGTGCATATATTCGACCGGGAAGCATTTATTATTGATGGTAATTGTGTGCTCACTGTTAAACAGCACATCCACCTTAACATTTATAATCAAGGTTTTACAATACATTCCAATTGATGAACTTTGAAGATCCGAAAGTAAATGAAGTATTAAGGATAGCGGCGAAAGAACATTTTTGGATTTGGTGTAACTATTACGATTCTGAATTCTTTCAACGGCGACAATTTTTAAAAGAATGTGCATATTCAATACAGGATTTATACGATGGCAACATCAAGAGGCTTTCAATTTCACTTTCACCGAGGGCTGGCAAATCATACCTAGTTACGTTAGCAGCAGCGTACTTTCTTGGAAGGAAACCAACGGAATCAGTTATGAGAAACTCAGCGACTGGCACGCTGTATAATAAATTTTCCTACGATACCAGGGACGTAATCAAATCAGATAAATTCAATTCAGTATTTCCAGAGGTTGAACTAGCTTATGATAAGCAAGCAGTCACAGGATGGAACCTAAAGCAATCAAAACAGGTAGGTTACTTTGGAGCAGGAACCGGAGGCACAATCATTGGCTTTGGTGCCAGTGGGTTATCCATCACTGATGACCTCTACAAATCACATGAGGACGCACTAAGCGAAACGATAAACGATAAAATACATAGATGGTTTGAATCAGCACACCAATCCAGACTTGAGAAGCATTGTCCTGAATTGGATATTGGCACACGATGGACAATTAACGATGTAATAGGCCAAAGGATGGATAGAGGCGACTATGATAAGTCTATCGTTATTCCTGCAATGGTAGACGGTGAAACATTCTGCGATGACGTAAAGACCACTGAAGAGTACAATTACCTTCGATCAATTACAGATCCTTTTATATGGAATTCAGAGTACATGCAGCAGCCTATTGAGGCGGAAGGTCTTGTATTTCCTATATCAGAAATCAAACACTACGAGAGCAAGAACGATAACAGAGGCTACCGGATTGCGTTTATTGATACTGCCGACGAAGGCACGGATTACTTGTCAATGCCAATCATAGAGTTTTACAAAGAAAGTAAACAAGGGTATTTGGTTGACGTATTATTCAATCAATTTAACCTCACAATAAATGAGCCATTGATAATTGCCAAGACCGAGGAATGGGATCTTGATTACATCATAGTGGAGACCAACAAAGAGGGAACGTATTTTATTAACTCATTGCGTAAGTCAGTCAAGGCCACGTTGTACGGACAATACAATTCAGTTAATAAGATTACTCGTATCATGGCTCAATCTGGATTTATAAAAGAGCATTTCTATTTCAAAAAGGATCAGACAATAGGCAGCGATTACCAGAAGTTCATGAACAATTTATGCACATATCTTAGAACCGGAACATCCAAACATGATGATGCGCCAGACAGCCTTTCAGGGGTCACAAGATCAATTCGAAGTATGTTTGTAATGTAAAAGATTTGTTTATAAAATATAGTTAGGTAATATTGCTTACATATTTGATCAAAATATGTGGCCATTCAAAAACAAAGCTCACACCTTTACCAATAATTCACGAATAGAAAAATGGGGAGGCTCCTATTTTTACCCTCAAAGTATATTAACAACCCTTAACAATACGAAGACCTTTGAAGCCTTTAATACGGTGCCAGAGGTCAATGCAGTTCTAAATTTCAGGGCAACAGCTAAAAAGAATGTAGTATTTACAGCCGTAAACAAGACGAATAACAAAGAATCAACCTCACCAAATGCAAAGAAAGTATTAAAACTTCTTAACAATCCAAACTTCTTTCAGGACGGCAAAGAGTTTATAAGACAGTCTTCGTTATGGCATGACATCGACGGGAATGAATACCTATTTTTCCAGAAAGCAATTGGATTCAAAGCCAGCAATACCAGGCAAATCTTCACGCTCCCACCTCAAAACGTTAACATCGAATTAAAAAATGAAGGCCCGTTCTTTTTCTTAGATGATCGAGAGATCGAATTACACTACAACATCAAAATCAATAATACAGTCATTCCTTTACCATCCGAAAACATTGTACATCTCAATGATAACAGGGTCAATGTATCACAGAACAATGAGAACCTACTCAAAGGAGAATCCAAACTAAAGGCACTGAGCGGCCCAATTAACAACATCATTGCAGCATACGCAGCGCGAAACAAATTCTTAATAAGTCGCGGAGCTTTGGGATTGCTCACCAATTCATCAAAGGATGGTATCGGTGGAACGGTGCCATTGGATGACAAAGAAAAAGAAAAACTCCAGGAGGAATATAAAAGGTACGGAATACAGCCCGGCCAATGGGATATTATAATTACTAATATGTCTTTGCAGTGGCAACAAATGGGTGTTGACATTGAGAAGCTGAAAGTATTTGAAGAGGTTAGAGAAGATTTCTTTAAGATCCTGGATGCTTACGGCGTGCCGCAAGACCTGTTTGCCAGCAATAAAGGCGTGACATTTCAGAACCAAAAGAATGCTGAAAAGCGCTTTTATGAAAGTACAATCATTCCAGAAACAGCCGAATGGATTGGAGCTATTAACCAATTCTTTGAAACAGAAAACGAAACATGGAAGATCATTGGGGACTATTCACATCTGCCTGTATTTAGTGAGAATCAAAAAGAACGTGGTCAAGCATTGCAGACAATCGTTAATTCATTAAGTCAAGCATTGGAGGATGGAGCAATAACATTAGATCAGTATAAGGCAGAACTTGAACGGTTTGGGATATGAATATAATATTTGATTTATTACCACTAAGACCAACTAGTCCAAATTACACGACATGGCAAAGGCGAGAAACAGAACGGAAAAAGAGATTGCAGCAAAGAAGGAAGAAATTAAAAGAGCTATTCAAAAAAGGGATAAGCTTATTCAAAACAACATAATCGTTTTCAAAGATGGACATACCTAAATTCGATACTAAAAAAGAATTGTTTTCATTTCTGATTGAGAACAAAGAAACATTAACAGCGCAAAAGAAAGCGGTTACTAAGTTTGCCGATGGGTTTGCATACCAGGATACCACCGTATTGAACAAGGCAAACAATCCAATTGAAACCCCATCCGATACATTAAAGGTTACGGCGATAATCAATACCACAAATGTAATCGACTCTCATAACGATGTACATTTGCCAGGGCTTTGGGATAAGTCATTGAAAGAGAATAAAAATATAATGCACCTCCAGGAACATCAAATGAATTTCAGTTCAATCATATCTGATGGTAGCGACCTCAAAGCAACCGCAGAAACAAAGACATGGAAGGATCTTGGATTTGGTTTTAAAGGTGACACCCAAGCATTGGTGTTTGAATCGACCGTCAAGCGGTCAAGAAACAAGTACATGCACGAGCAATACGCAACCGGCCACGTCAAAAACCATTCGGTAGGTATGCGCTATGTAAAAATATCACTTGCTATAAACGACGAAGATGCAGGAAGCAATTTCGATACTTGGGAAAAGTACATTGATCATGTAGCGAACAAAGAAGTGGCGGAGGCCCAAGGATATTTTTGGGCCGTCAAAGAGGCGAGGCTTATTGAAGGTTCTGCCGTGATTATAGGATCAAATCAATTTACACCAACATTAGAAAACAATAAGGAGCCGGCGGAAGCCACTCCAAAGCAAGAGCCGGTGCAAGCCACTCTCGATATAAATGAATTTAAAAACATTTTAAAAGAATCATTATGACTGATGAAGAAAAAAAAGCATTGAGGGAAGAGCTTGAAAACTTTAAGAAAGGTTTGCCCGAATATGCCACGCCGGACGATGTGATAAAAGCCATCGAAACGGCAACGGAAAAATTTGAGGATATTGCCACAAAGGAAGATTGGCAGGAGCTAAAGGATATTGCTGAAAAGCAAGGTCTGGAAATGATTAAGTTCAACGAGAAACAAACAGAACCGAAAACAATTCGGGATTATCTGGTTGAAAAGAAAGACCAATTGAAGGACTTTCATATTGACCAAAAGACGATCACAATTAAAACCGATATAACAAGGGCAAGTGTAACAGACCATACCCTTGGAGATCGGCGAGCCGGTGTAGGTGAGATTGCACGACAACGCAATATTATAGCTCCGCTATTTGCGCAAGCCTCAGTAGGGCCAAACAGCAACGGAGTGGTTCGCTATGTTGATCAGGCAACCCGAACCGATAACGCTGCATCAGTTGCAGAGGCAGCCGTAAAACCTGAAAGTGTTATCACTTGGGCTGAATTCACGTTGGCGATCGAAAAGTATGCAGATACTATTCCGGTCACAATGGAAGCCCTGTCGGATGTTGATTTCATGGAAAGTGAAATTAATAATCTGTTACTCAGAAACCTTGCCACTAAAAAGGATAATGATTTGTGGGACGGTGACGGTATCAGTCCAAACGTAGACGGTATTTTTAGCCAGGCAGATGAATTTGTGGCGGTGGCTTCTGGTATTTCAGCGGCTAATATTTACGATTTGATAGTAAAAATGCAAGAGGACATTATGGCGACGACAAGTTACCAGCCTAATTTTGCTATTATGAATATTGCAGATGTCAATAAAATGCGATTGAGTAAGGATCAGAATGATAACTATATCATGCCTCCATTCGCAGGGCCGGACGGTTCAACAGTTGCAGGCATTCGGATTGTTGTTAGTAATTCTGTAACAGCCGATACAATGCTAGTCGGTGATTTTGATTTTGCTACGCTTTATACCTTGGGTGGATTAACGCTAGATGTTGGTATGATCGATAAGCAGTTTGTTGAAAACATGGTAACCGTAAGGGCAGAGGAACGCTTTGGGTTACTTACCAGAACGGTACACACTAATGCGTTTGCAAAAGAAACTGGCATCATCGCCGGTCTTGTTACATTAGCGACCCCATAAAAATGGCGAGAGTAAAAGTTCAATTCACAAAGGATTTTGCAACCAGGAAAAAGGATGAAATTGTTGAGGTAACTTCATTGTTAGCCAATAGTTTATTCCGTAAAAAGGTTGCAAAGCAATATGTAAAAGCGAAGTCTAAAAAGGATGTCTCTAATTGATAACGATTATTTTGTCGGCGATATATCCCTTCCAAACCTGGACGAACTACCAAACTCATTCCAGGATACATTGGATAGGTATGAAGAGGAAGTGCTTAGAAAACTTTTAGGCAATACTCTTTATAATGAATTCATTGCAGAACTGGCAGGATCCCCGGCACAAAAGTGGTTAGATTTAAGAGACGGGGCAGACTTTACTTTTGAGTTCGAAGGGCATACAATAACCGAGCATTGGAACGGGTTGCAGAATGCAGAGCTTATTTCACTGATATCTTATTACACATATTATCAGTTTAGATATGAGAATTTAAGTACTACAACTTCGATCAATGACGTGCAAGGGATTGCAGAGAATTCAACAAAAGTAAATGATACAAGGAAAATGGTATATGCTTGGAATAGGGGTCTGGCCTTATATGGTGAGATCCCTCTTTTCAGTACCGTTCTGGTTTGGCCGTTCGATAAATACGGAACGACTTATGAGTTCTTTACAGACGAGCCGAGCGCATTTAACTTTATCAATGCCAATAGATCGGATTATGATAATTGGGTGTTTTCGCCTTTGAACCGTCATAATGAATTCGGGATATGATTAACGTACCGGATATTATAGGGGCCGTTGTTGATGCTATGCGAAAGACAGGGACTTACTCTTCTTTCTCAAAGGTTGGCAATCTATATTCTTTAGTATCCGCAAACACACTTGTTGAAGGTGAATGGATTACATTGAATGGTACTGATGAATTTCAGGCTATTAGTGTATCAAGTTCTGGATTCGACATTTTGAGTTTATCAGATCCTTTGGCTTCGGGGACTTGGAAAAGTTTGGAGCCGTTTTATTTGTACGGTGTAATAAGAGAACTTTCAAACATCCTATTGATGAAAGATAAGGATAAGGTTTTCAAGTTTCAGAAATACCCGTTGATCGCTTTGAGATTACCGGTTCCACAGGACGTCGCACAGGATAGCGTGCATGATGTCAGTTTAAATGTTGCTATACTTGCTTTTACTGAGAAGAATTTCAGGGCACCACAAAGGTATGAAGAGGTAATTACACCTATATTAATTCCTTTGTATCTTGATTTCCTATTAAAGATCGAAGAAAGCAGTGATATAATGACAATCGGAACGCCGGTACATCAAAAAGTTGATAGACTGTTTTACGGTGTTGAGGCTTTGCAAGGTAATGAGGCTTACATATTTAATGATCCTTTGGATGGGATTGAACTAATAGATTTAGATTTAAAATTAATAAATGATAATTGTTAAAAATCATGGCTTTAAGTTGTTTAGATAATAAATTAAATTTAGGTGCTAGTGAATGTAAAAAACTCCCTCAATCATAAACCCGCGTTCATCCAAATCCGTATTATCTGCCAGAAACAAACTAACCGGAGTTTTTGAAACAGCGGTTCCGTCATT